CATTTCAGTAAAACACATGGCGCAATGACAGATAAACTTGCTATGATGTTTATAAAACTAGTTGAACGTTATGCAAGCAGAAGTAACTGGCGTGGCTACACTTATAACGACGAAATGCAAGGGGATGGATTGCTTCAACTAAGTCGAATTGGGCTACAGTTTGACGAGAGCAAGAGTGAGAATCCGTTTGCTTACTATACTGCGGCTGTAACTAATAGTTTTACTAGGGTATTGAACCTTGAAAAGAAAGGGCAGCGTATTCGTGATGATATTCTAGAACACAATGGATTAAATCCAAGTTACACTAGACAGAGCGAAAATCAAGATAAGATGAAAGCTCTCGCAGATTTAGATAAACTAACTCCTCCTAAAGTAACTACAATAGAAGTAAAACAGAAAAAATGAACCTATTTAAAAAAGCGATATTCTTTACTGATATTCACTTTGGATTAAAATCAAATAGCCGTACACACAACCAGGATTGCTTAGACTTTGTAGATTTTGTTATTAAAACTGGCAAAGAGAAAAACTGCGAAACCTGTGTGTTTTTAGGTGATTGGCATAATAATCGTGCTAGTCTCCAGATTGGAACATTAAACTATAGTGTTCAAGCTATTGATAAACTCAGTGCGGCATTTGATCAGATCATCTTTATACCAGGCAACCACGACGAACATTACCGTGACACTCGTGAGATGAACAGTGTTGTTTGGGCAAAGAAGTATGAGAACGTCAGACTGTTTGATGAGATCACAACAGTTGATGATGTTTGCATTACACCCTGGCTAGTTGGCGATGAGCATAAACAGATCAAGAAAGTCGAAGCCAAATATATGTTTGGGCACTTTGAACTTCCTAGTTTCTACATGAATGCTATGGTGCAGATGCCTGATGTTGGTGATCTGCGTCGTGATGATCTTAAATGTGAGACTGTGTTTACTGGCCATTTCCATAAACGTCAAACTAGCAAGAACATTACGTATATTGGTAATGCTTTCCCACACAACTACGCTGACGTTGGTGACGATGACCGGGGTTGTATGATATTAGATTGGGGAAAGGATCCAGTTTACATTCCTTGGCCGGACGCTCCTAAGTATAGAAAGTTTCGTCTCAGTGAGATACTTGAAGATACAGACCAGCTACTGCAATCTAACATGTATTGTCGTGTTGAAATTGATGTTGACATTAGTTACGAAGAAGCAACGTTTATTAAAGAGCAGTTTATCCCACAATACAACTTGCGTGAGCTTAGTTTAATTCAGAGAACTGATCTTGAAGAACATGCACAAACATTTGATGGCGAAGTAAACTTTGAGAGTGTTGACAGCATAGTAACTAGCCACCTTACTCAACTTGAAACTGCTCAATATGACAGACAGTTAATGTTAGATATCTACAGGAATCTTTAATGCCACAGATTAACCTAGTAGAGTTTCATACCAACGGAAAAAACTGGTTATATAACTCTATTAAGACTCATAAACAAGAGATTATCCCTGATAATTTTCGACTAGAAGTCTTGTACAATGAATATGACATATTTAACGATTTGCTCAAACCAGGGGTAGCTCTTGTTGCATTGCACGAAATATTGACACTGCTAGATTTTCCTTTATTTTTTGTTACCATAACAACTACTAATACTAATATTCATCCACAATTATTGTATTGTGTTGATCATTTTACTAATGAGATAGAATCTATTTCATATAACATAATACCCGGAACTTGGGAAAGTCGTGAAAATAATAAGGACACACTATGCATATTACCATGGATTCACACGTATGTTAACCCACAGGGGCAGGTTGGTCCATGCTGTGAGTTTAACGATACGTTTGAGCTAGGCAACATTAACGACGACAGTTTAGAAAATATTATCAATAACAAGCCATACAAGAAGTTACGATTAGACTTATTGAATAAAAAGCGTCCTGACATTTGCAATAATTGCTGGTCAAAAGAAGACAGTAATCTGACTAGTAAACGATTAATTGGTAATCGTCAATGGGCAAAGTTTATGGATATTCCAAATCAGCAAACTAGCCCAGACGGAGAGTTTACGAATTTTAAATTAACGCATTTAGATATTAGGTTGAGCAACGTATGCAATTTTATGTGCAGAATGTGCAGTGGAAAGTTTAGTAACAAAATAGCCAATGAAGAGAATAGATTATACGGATCTACTACGTATTTGGATAATAAAGTTATAGACAAGAGTGCGTTGTTAACTTATATAGAGAACAACTTAGATCATATAGAAAATGTCTATTTTGCAGGCGGAGAGCCAATCTTAAATGAGGAGCATTATAAAATACTTGATATCTTCATTGATAATAAATTAGATGTAGCGGTTACCTATAATACAAACTTCAGTATGTTGCGTTTTAAAGATTATGACTTACTGGATTACTGGAGTAACTTTACTAATGTTCAAATTGGAGCTAGCATAGATGTATTTGGAAAACAAGCAAATTACATCAGACACGGTGCAGAATACGAGGTTTTAGAACAAAACTATCATAAAATAAAAGACCTTCCAAATATAAAATTTAAAATAACAAGTATCTTGCATTTAATGAACGCCTATAATCTTCCTGTGCTACAAAAACACTGGTTAACAAACTTAGGGTTATCTGCATCTAACATGAGTGTTAATACTGTTATAACCCCCGATCATTTGCAGCTAACAGTTCTTCCAGAACAATTTAAACAGGAATTGAACCTGGTGTATGAAGATCATATTTCCTTCTTGTCATCGTTAAATGACACAGATCACTTAGTATCCTACTGGGCTAAAGCATTAGAATTTATGAATAGCAGGGATGATAGTTATATGTTGCTGGAATTCTTTAGGCTCAATGATGACAAAGATCGTGCTAGAAATCAAAATTTTGAAGAGTTTTTCCCAGAGTTTTCGTTGTTGCGTTCCTACGTAAAATAAAGTACAATTACGTATGTTTAAAATAAACAGGATAAAGTAAAATTTTTAAAATAAATGCGTTATCAGTAAAGAATTTCATGAGCGTGGGCAATCAGACCCAGGCTGTAGACTTTGACCGTAAGGACTTAACGTTAGTGCTTGGTGCTAACTATGATCAAGGAGGTGATGACTCTGGCGCTAGAAATGGCACGGGTAAAACCACAATCATCAACGCACTCAGTTATGCTCTTTACGGTCAAGCATTAACTAATATCAAGAAAGATAACTTAATTAACAAAACCAACAGCAAAGGCATGATGTGTACTGTTGATTTTGAGGTTAGTGGTATTAATTATAGGCTTGAACGTGGACGCAAACCTAACGTCCTAAAATACTTTATTGCTAATCACGAACAGGAAAGCACTGAATCTCAACAAGGCGACAGTAGAGAGACACAGAAAGAGATTGAGCGTATGCTTGGCATGAGCCATGATATGTTTAAACACCTCGTCGCTCTAAACACGTACACCCAGCCTTTCCTAAGTTTAGGAGCAAACGATCAACGTGCTATTATAGAGCAGTTGTTAGGTATTACTTTGCTTAGTGAGAAAGCAGATGCTCTTAAAGATCTTGCAAGACAAACTAAAGACTACATTACTCAAGAAGAGTTTCGTATTAAAGCAGTCGAAGATGCTAATGGTAGAATACAAGAGCAGATTGAAAGTGCTAAAAAGAGGCAACGGCTGTGGTTATTAAAACGACAAGAAGACGTTGCAAACTTTAAGACTGGCATTGAAGATCTTGGACATGTTGACATTGATTCTGAATTAGCTAATCACACTTTACTAGAAGAATTCTACACTAAACAAAAGTCATTACAAGAAGCAGAGCGTTGGATTACTAGTTTAGATCAAGATGATTCCAAGCAACAAAAATTAGTTGTCAAGTTAGACAAAGAACTACACCTCCTTGAAGAACATAAGTGCTTTACTTGTGGGCAAGAGATCCATGATGACAAACAACAGACTATTGTTGAGAGTAAAATATCTCAGAAACAAGATGCTGAAGCACACGTAGTTGATAATGACACAAAGCGTCAGGAATATATCTCAGTAATACAAGAAATTGGATCAATTGGGTCTGCTCCTACAGTTTTTTACGATACGTTGCAAGATGCTCATAATCATCGTACTAGTTTGGCCGCACTTAAAAAAGAGCTAGAGCAACGAGAGAATCAAGAAGATCCATACGATGAACAAATTCAAGAGATGTCAGACACTGGCGTTGAAGTTGTGTCCTGGGATACTATTAATGATTTAACTAGTATGCAGGATCACCAGGAGTTCTTATTGAAACTCTTGACAAATAAAGATAGCTTTATACGTAAACGAATTATTGATCAGAACTTAGCGTTCTTAAATACTAGACTCACTTATTACTTGAACAAAATGGGATTACCACACAGTGTTAAGTTTATGAATGATTTAACTGTAGAAATTCAGGAGTTAGGCAGGGACTTGGACTTTGATAATCTATCACGTGGTGAACGCAATCGTTTAATTTTAAGTTTAAGCTGGGCATTCCGAGACGTTTGGGAAAGTTTATACCATCCTATTAACTTGCTGTTTATTGACGAAGTTGTTGACAGTGGAATGGATGCAAGCGGAGTAGAAAGTGCCCTTGCAGTACTTAAAAAGATGGCAAGAGATCGTAACAAGAGTGTATGGCTAGTTAGTCACAAGGATGAACTAGCTGGCCGTGTTAATAACTTGATGAAGGTTATTAAAGAAAATGGATTTACTAGCTACGACACTGATGTAGAGATGGTATGAGCAGAGAAATAAAAGTATTACATTTGGAAAGCACTGACGTATGCCAAGCGGCATGCCCGTTATGTGCTCGTGAAACTAATCCAGATTTTAATAAAAACATAAAGAATCATTTACGTATTGATCAGTTACTAGAGCATTTTAACGACAATGCTATTGCTGAATTAGACAAGGTGTTTATGTGTGGCAATTATGGTGACCCAGTTGCTGGGAAGAATACGCTAGACATTCTTAAATACGTTCGTAATATTAATCCTAGTATAACACTTGGTATTAACACAAACGGCGCATTGCAGACTACTGCATGGTGGTCTGAAGTAGGTAAGTTATTTAATAACCCTACTGATTATGTGGTGTTTAGCATTGACGGATTAGCAGACACAAACTCTATATATCGTGTAAACGTTATATGGGAAAAAGTTATGAACAATGCCAAAACATTTATTGATGCTGGCGGGAGTGCTCACTGGGATATGTTGGTTTACAAGCATAACCAACACCAAGTTGAATCTGCAGAGCAGTTGTCTCGTAATATGGGGTTCTCATGGTTTCGGGCTAAAGTATCAAAAAGAACCCCTATTGCTGGATTAGAACAACCTGATGAGTGGGCTGATCCATTGCCAAATACTGGCCCAATACAGTGTCATGTGTTAGCTGAAAAAAGTGCATATATTGACGCACAGGGCAGATTATATCCTTGTTGTTGGCTAGGAAATAGTTTAGATGTTTTAATTAGTGATATTAGTGAAGTAGAAAAAACTTGGTATACAGATAACCCAAATCCTACATGTAAAGGGGCATGTTCTACTAGTAACTCTATTAGTAGATTTAAGGATCAATGGAGAAAAGAAACACAACTTAAATGATTCACATTCAAGCAATTAAAAATTAATAAGGCATATATAAACGACACGCAATGACAGACTGGACACATAAAAATCAACTTATATTAACCCTTCCTGAAGATTGCGTAGGGTTTGTATATATAGTTACCAATACAGAATCAGGCAAAAGATATATCGGAAAAAAACTTGCAAAATTTGCAAAAACCAAGTATCGTATAGTTAAGTTAAAGAATGGCACAAAGAAAAGAAAAAAAATAAAAGAGAAAATAGATTCAGATTGGTTAACATATTATGGA